GTTGAGGAATACTTCTTCATATCCTGGTGTGTAGGCAAGAACCGTAGTTCCGTCATCTGTACCAGTAAGAGTTGTTGTACCAGCAGTAGGTGCTTTAGACCAACGAGTTACTACTGTAGTTGGTGCAGTGCCATCTGTATCTACCCAGATAAGTCCATCTGTAGGAGATGTTGGTTCAGTTGGCTGAGCAAGGGAACCTGAGATAGCACCCCAAGAAGATGTTGTTCCATCTGTTGTAAGATACTTACCTGTATTGCCAGTCTGAGAAGGAACTACATAAGTAGTTGAGTCAGTAGCAACCAAAGTCTTTGACGTTGGGATTACTGTTGAGTTAATACTAGTAGCAGTTGCTACACCTAAGTCTGGAGTTACTAGTGTTGGGCTAGTGTTCATTACAAAGGTTGAACCAGTACCAGTCTGGGCAGCAACGCTAGTTGCTGGACCCACAGATGTAATTGGACCAGTTAAGTTGCTAGGAGCAATAGATGCTGTATCAACATAGTTTTTAGTTGCAACATCTTGAGCCGATGTAGGGTCGCCTGCACCTGTAATCTTATTAGTTCCCATTGCAATAGCACCAGTCATAGTGCCACCAGCCAGAGGCAACTTAGTTGCTAGGTTGTTAGTAACAGTAGTTGCAAAGTTAGCATCATCACCAAGTGCTGCAGCCAACTCATCAAGAGTATCAAGAGCACCAGGTGCTGCTGCAATTAGGTTAGTAATCTGTGTATCTACATAACCTTTATTTGCCGCATCTGCTGATGCAGTTGGTGTATCAAGATTTGTAATTTTTTGACTATTTACTGACACAGCAGCATTAGGTACAGTCATTTCATTTAAGCGAGATGTACGAACCTGTGTGTCAAAGTCAGAGACAGTTGCTGCTAGTTGTGTGCCAGTATGATTAGCACGGGCTAGTGGGTCAGTTGCTAACTTACTAAGAGCAATAGCAGCAGAAGCATTAATGTCAGCATCTACGATTGTATTAGCAGCAATGGCTGCTGTAATGCTTGCGTTACCTGTTCCATCAAATGATGCAGAAGTACCGCTTACATCGCCTGTAAGGCTGATTGTACGCCCTGTAGCAAGTGCTGTGGCTGTTGCTGCATTACCTGTAGTAGAACCAGATGAACCAGTTACGTTACCAGTAACATTGCCAGTTACATTTCCAGTTACGTCACCAGTAATGTTACCTGTAAATGTACCTGCAATAGTACCTGCACCAGTAATAGTAGGAGCAGATATGGTTGGGCCAGTTCCTAGTACCAAAGAACCAGTACCTGTTTCATCGGTTACAGCAGCAGCAAGGTTTGCGCTAGATGGAGTTCCAAGGAATGTGGCAACGCCACTTCCAAGTGAAGTAATACCAGTACCACCATTGGCTACTGGCAGTGTGCCAGTTACGCCTGTTGTTAAAGGTAATCCAGTTGCATTAGTTAGAACACCAGATGCAGGGGTACCTAAGGCTGGAGTAGTTAGGGTTGGTGCGGTTAAAGTCTTGTTAGTTAGAGTCTGTGTGTTAGTTGTACCAACTACAGCACCTGTTGCACCGTGTCCAGTGGTTGCTTCAATGTGTGTATTAGATTCACTTAGGTCACGACCAATAACCATATGTCGAACAATGGCACCAGCAGAGTGGGCTACACCAGTAGAGCCGTCAATGCCTCTAGCAATAGTAAGTGTGTTACCTGATGAGTAGTTACTAACATCTACAATTTCTTCAAGGGCCGTATCAGGGTCAATGACAACGGTATAGGTTTCACCTACTGCGGGTGTCTTACCACCCATTAGGTTAGCACCAGAACCTACTGTCATAGTACCATCAACAGAGGTGATAGGACTACTTAGTGTGGTTTGCTGTGCTCTGGACGAGTATTTTCTAGTTGTCATTTATCTGCCTATCAAAGGGAGTAGTGGACACGGATAGGATATTTTTCTTGCTGATTCTTTATTTCTTCGTTTAGTCTTTGAGTAAACAAAGCATAAACTTGTCGAGTAAGAGATTGAGATGAACCGTATGGACGCTTGGAATCTGTTTCGTCTGCCTGTGGGCTAACCATTGAAGCACGTGCTGGGTCAAGGTTAGATAGCAAACGATAGGTAGCACCAAGAACAACTAGGTCTTTACATGATTGTGGCAGACCAGTTTGTGTTGCAAAGGTTTCTGTATTAGCAGTAAAAGGAAGCGGGTCGGTAGAATAAACAACCTGGATAGTTCTACCTGAAGTAATCATGTCGTAGATAGATATAGTTTGTTCGCTAGTAAATGCAGTTGAGTTAGCGTTACCATCAAAACGCCAATTACGAACAGGTATCCATTCTTTGCTTGGACCTATTGCTTCATATGCAACAGCAAGAATAGAACGAATGTTTAGGCTATTGCCAGTAGCAGGCAATCTATAGGCTGATGTAGAAAGATTAGATGTAATTGTAGTTTTATTGGCTGCAAAGATAGATGAACCAATCGCACTAATAGTATCGTTGATTGCACGCTTAATTACAAAGCGTGGGAATGTAGGAGCAATAGTAACCTTAGTACCTGCTGTATGTGCAGCAAGAGTAGTACCTAGATATGCTCGACCATAGGGAGCAATAGTTGCAGTGTTACCAACTCGGTCATAGTTATCTACCCAGAATAGTTCTTCATCAATCTCAACAATACCCTTGCCTACGCTATCGGTAGATGCAAGAGATAAATTAATCGGTGCAGCAATAGTTGAAGCAGTTGCAGCAACATCTGCGGTAATGTGAGTAGCACGGTCCTGTTGAAGTGTATAACCCGAAAGGTTAATTGACACTTCATCAATCATATCTAGTAATGTAGTCATTATCTATACCCTGCCGTTTTCTTTGCAATTGATTTAGGTTGCTTCACAAATTGTTTACCCTTAGCGTTGCCCTTAGCCTTGGCTTTATTAGTTGCTGCTTTTTCTGCAGGGCTTAAAGAAGCCCAGGCAGCAGCAGGTAAATATCTTTTCTTGCCTTTTGATGGCTTGCCGTCAGAGGTTTTCCATTTTTCACCAGTCCACTTTTTAAGAGACTGTTGAGACTTAGCCAATGCCATTACTTGTAGCCTCCGCCTGCCTTCTTGTATTGAACAGCAAGCAGTTGAGCCTTACGAGCAGACCATTCACCAGGGTCTCCACCCTTAGAGCCAGCCTTAATTTTCTTAAACAAAGAAGCACGCATTCCTGGCTTGGTGTAGTTACCAGCAGCGTTAACTGTAGATTTCTTTTTAGCAGCCATTATTTCTTAGCCTTGTTTCTCTTAGATATTGCTGCAGCCTTACGTTTAGCATCAGCCTTAGAACTTGCTCCCCATGCGTTAAGCGATAGAAGCAGTCGAGTTGGCGAGCCGTCAGGCTTGCGCTCTGGTCCTGGCATCCCACCCATACGTGCTAGGAAGGATGCCCTGCGTGGGTTGTCTCCAGCCTTTACAGGGGCTTTAAGCGTGCCACCCTTATAAGATGCCCTACCTTTGGCGTTAAGACCGCCAGCAGGGTTCTTACCTTCTTTACGTGTCCAGGCTGCTGTCATGTTACTTACCGTACTTTGCTTGATTACGTCTGCGTGCCTCATCTGCTGTTTTAGCAATACGAGTTTCAGGAAGATATAATCCTGGATACTTGGCTTCAATCGCTTTGCGTGCTTTTGCTTCTGCCGCTGCCACACCTTTACGTGAGACCTGCTTCTTAAGTTCAGCAACTGCTGCTGGGCCAGTTAATGGTTTAGGAGAAGCCATTACTTCATCTTGCCCATCTTTTTCATGGCTGTCTTTTTTACAGCCTTCTTCATTGGCTTGCCACTCTTCTTTGCTGCTTTCTTTGCAGCCATCTTACCCTCTGCTGTGTAAGGGAACTTCATGTTTCCGACCATTGGCATTATAACCCTGCTTTCTTTACTTCGTTGATTGCGTTAGCGGTTCTTTTATCTATAGTTTTTGCATTTGGGTCTTTCTCAGCATTGTAAGCCCTACCCAAATTCTCTGATGCTTTTTCTGCAGCAATTATTTTATCCATCGTTGTCCCTGCTGGTTGGATACCTTGACTGCGTGCTTGTTTATATCTTGCTAACTCGCCTTCCCATTTACGCTTTGGCATTGATGCTCTGCTATTAGCATCGCCTGTGCCTAGTTCAAGTGTCATGACCTTGCAGCCAAAACAACCTTCAACAAACTCTGGGTGGGTTTGGACTTGATGTAAACTCATTGTTCTGTAAAATTGTCTTCGGTAACTCCAACACCACTAGCAATTAATGCTGCTTTAGTAGTTGCATCAACTACGTGTTTATTACCGCCTAAATAAACTTCTTGATAACTTCTTAAATCTTCATCTGTTAAATAACGAACTTGTCTATATGTCCCAGCGTCTTTAACAATACTAATGCCAACATTTAATTTATAAAAACTAAATAGGCGGTGTCCTCCTGATGGACCTTCTCTAACTACTGGTGTTTCAAAAATATATGTACTCATATTGTCCTCCATTTAGAGAGGGGCAGGGCTTGCGCCCTACCCCCCATTACTACTAAAGAGCAGCGATTGATGAGCCTGTTTCCAAGCGATACAATGCATCTTCACGGTAGATAGCAAAGCCAAGTACGCCGTACCAACCCATTGGGCGGTGACGCATCAACTTGTCAACTACTGGTCCAATAACTGTGTGTGGCTCTTCAGCAACGGCTTGTGCCATTGCTTGCTGTCCACATACGATTGTGTTATATACACGTGTTACTGGAGTTACTGTAAGAGTATTAGTTCCTACAGTTCCTGAGTTAGCAACATCTACAGTAAATGTAGTGTTTGTTGCACCAACTGAGATTGCTGTAATCTTTGCACCAGAACCAACGTTAGTACCAGAGATTTTGTCTCCAACTTCAGCACGTCCACCGAAAGCAGCGTTTGCTGCTACGATTGTAAACGCACCTGAAACACCGCTAACTGCTGATGCAGTTGCGAGCGCTGTCTGGTCTGCGCCAGCCTTAGCATTGTACATACGTGCTGATTCAACATAGTATGCACCTTCGTAGTTACCGATTTCTCCTGCCCAAATGCGGTCCTGTGAAGAACCGTATTGGTTAGGTAGCAACCAGCCCTGTCCTGAAGAGGACTCGGCACGTAGGTCGTGTGAAACTTCTGGGTGGATACCAGCCCAGTAGAGTGAACCCTTGCGTCCAACAGCCTTGTTAGAGCGCAACTTAGCAACTGCCTTGCGGATGTCCGCTGAGTCAATTGTATCTGCAGCATCAATTGTTACAGTTGATGTAGCGTTGCCACCGTAAATCTTATTGGTTCCAGCACGCAATGTTGTCATTGCTACGTCATCAATAGAATCTGCTAGGTTGAAAGCAATAATGTTTGCGATTGCTGGGTCTACATCAGCAAGGCTGAAGAGTTCCAGTGCGCGTGTTACCAACACAGAGTTTCCGTACTCGTTAAGAGTAATAGAAACGTTAGTTGGTGTTGATAGTGCTACTGCATCTGGGTCAGTTGTTTCTGTCAGAGGAGTAGTATTTTTAGCCAAGTCAACGTAGCGTTGTAGAACAACGGTTGAACCTGGGATAGATTGGCGAGCAGGTGTCTTATCTGCGACTGAACGAATTAATGGTTCTGAACGAAGAGCAAACTCCAGTAAGCGGTCATACGCTTGCTGAACTAGACCTGCACCACCAGAGGTACCGCCAAGAGTGGCGGAGCCTGTGCTTGTGAATGCATTAGCCATGTGTCACCTCCAAGGTGAGTTGTGAAATTACTATGTATTTATTGCTGTTGAGAATAGATGATTGCTTGAAGTTCTTCTGCGGTTTCCGCATTATTGATTCTGTTCAATAAATCATCTGCTCGGTCAGGGGTCATACCAAGTTGAGTAACCATGTCTTGCTGCCGTAAGGCTGCTCGATTTAGTTGCTGTTCCTCAGTTACCTCTGGCTGTGTTAATCCAAACAAGTCTCCATTATCTGCAAGCCAGTTATTAACTGACTCTTCGGTAATATCATCCAAGTCTTTCAGGATTAATCTTTGTGCCTTTGGATTGACACCCTTCTGTTCTAGGACCTCTTTGACTGTACGCTCACGCTGCGCTTTGGATAATCCCTCAAGTTGCTCAGTGAGTTCCTTAATACGCTTCTCATCGTTGCGCTTGGCTTTCCGTAACTTTTTAAGTAAGTCACTTCCATCCATCTGCACTTCGGTTTCGGTATCTAGGTCGTCTTCGTCTTCATCCCAGTAGTTGTTGCTCATAGCAACCCACCCTTCTATTCGTTTGAATCGCAAGCCTCAGATTCTAGTCGGGGAACTAGCCTGGCTCTTACTACCAGTCTTCTACGCTATGTGGGCTGGTCGGTCACATAGGATTCTATTTTATATTAAGCCTGCTGTTGAAGACTTCTTCAAGTAACCAGTGCTGTAAGCACCTGGTGCATTACCAGCAGAGCCACCAAAGGAAGCACGTTCCATAGAGGCTAAACGATTACGCTTACTTGCTGCATCTTGTCTGCCCATAAATACTTCGGCTTCACCTTCAGCCTGTCCGTACTTAACACCAGACTCACCATAAATATCACCAAGTTTACCAGCAGTTGGCAATATGCCAGCAATTGTTGAATAACCTTCACGGGCTGTTGCTTGGTCTACACCATATCTAGCAAGGCTAGTTGCTGTGCCTACATTTGTAGTAATGCCTGCACCCGCACCTACGGCAGCAGCACCAATCTCAGATGCTGTTACTTTTTCTTGTAACTTAGGTAGGTTTTCTTTTGGATTTAGGAAGTAACCAACTAAGTCGGCATCACTAATCTCAGGATAGAAAGACTTAAGTGTTGCTTTAATTGATGGGTCTGCATTCTGTACACGAGTAACAACCGTACTTACACGGTCTTTAAACTCAACGGCAGATATATCACCTGCAATGTAATTAGCAAACGTTTTATAATTATCCTCACGATTAACGCTAACCATGTTACCTAAACCATATGCCTTAAGGGTACTAGCATATGAACTTTCAAGGTTAATGTACTCAGCCTCTGAGATAGCATTAAGACCATTCTTTACGCGAGTAAAGTTACCAGCAAAGCGCTTAGCGTATGCACCGCTAGGATTAGTCTTTAGTTTAATTAATGCTTCACTAGCAGTAAATCCTTGAGCCATATAGCCAGCAATTTCACCCGCTAAACTTTCAAGTCCATATGAGTTAAATAAATCTGTAAGCATTGCAAATGCATCTTTAGTAGCATCACTAATTTCTTTAGGCTCTACTTTAGGAACAACCTTAGGAACTATTGGATTTGGGTCATCAATAGGTGTTTGATTAGGGTCACCTAGTATTTTTCCAGTAGGTGACTTTGTAATAACCTTACCAGTCTTTGGGTCTACCGTAGAAGTAATACCTTGAGAGCCATACAAATCAGTAATCATTTTTGCTGTATCTGCAGCACCCTTAGCAGCATCTAATTGCGCCTGAGTTTTACCAGTATTACCTACCTTAGAGAGAGAATAGGTTAACTCTGGGTCGGCTGCAATTTCGGCAGCCTCTGCCGCAAGACGCTTGTCGCGTTCTTGAGCCTTAGCAAATGCAAAGGCGGCATCTTTTGCTCCCTGTTTTTTAGTTTGTTCATCAACAACAGGAGGTGCTTTGTATCCAAAGAATGCGTTGTCTCTATCTAATTTTGCCATTAGCCCATGAATCCAAACGACTTAAGTATGGTGTTAGCAAATTCAGAAGCAGTGTTACGTGCTTCCTCTGTTTGACGCCATAGTGGGTTTGCTTGCATTTGTCTTGAAAACTCTGCGGTACTCATAAGACCACCATCTTTAGTTAATGCTGCTTGAACATCTTTATCATTAAAAGCATCTGTTAATGGTATGCCTAGTTTTCTAGCCTTGATTAAAGCATACTGGTCTGCAATATCTTTAACAGTTCCACCATCTCTAATGTGGTCTTTAAGGTTTCCATATACAGTCATAGAATTAAGGCGTAAACGTTCTGTTTGTTTTGCCAAAGCATCTTTCTGTGTACCACCAGAAATAACATACTTAAGTGCTTCGCCTGCAGTTAATGGTTGTCCGTAATCAGCACCAGCCTTTTGCAAGGCTGCAATCTGTACAGCAACCTGGCTGCCCTTAGCAGACTTAAGTAGTTCACCAGCATCTGTACCTTCTAGCGCCTTAATAACTACAGCATTCTTAGAGTTAAGGCGTTCTTCTGCTGTAACAAAAGCACCAGTACGTGTAGAACTAGTAATCTTTCCAGTTGCATCGCGCACTGCAACTGTTGAAACTGCTGACTTCTTTTCACGTGCATTAATGTCTTGATAGTAAATATCTTTTTCTTCTTGAGTTGCTTCTCTACCTACAGCATCAATCATGTAATCATTAATTTCTTTATATGCATCGCCAACAGTAGTTAAAACAAGGTCCGTGTCCTTAAAGGTACCGCCCTTACTTGTGGTACCGCTACCCGCTCCACCTTTTGAACTATTAAACCATGAATCAAATTTAAGTTCTTTAACGCTTTCATATTTAACTTTAGTAGCAAGGTCATATGTATATTTGGCAATCATGGTATCAAGACCATTTAGCCATTCATTGTTTGCTAATTGTTTAGAGTTAATAAAAGTACGAGCAAGTAGTTGTTGCTTTAACTTATCAATATCACCAGGTGCTGAGTAGTTTTTAAGAAATGCATTGCGTGCATCTATAATACTTAGGTATTGCCCAATACTAGTTGAACCATCAGCGTTTTTTTCGTCAACAAAGTAAGTACGAAATCCACCAATTTTTACTACAGAACCATCACTATTAATTGAATAATCTTTAAACTTATTGTTTGCTACTTCTTCTAATGCGCCATCTTTGGTAGCATCTTCTGCAGCCTGTGGTGATTTAATACCAGCAGCCTTATCTTTAGCCGCTTTGAGAGCAGCCTCTGCTGCAGTCTGTGCAGTCTTATCTCCAGAGTTTTTGGCAGCCTGTATTGCAAACTCTAATTGAGGAATATCAGCCTTTGCTGAAGCCTTATCTTTATCTGCTGCTTTAGTTTCTTTTTCTTTGCTTTTAGCAGTATCAATTTCATTCTTACGGGTAAGACGTTCTTGCTCATACTTATCAGCATCTGCTTTAGCAAGGTCATACTTAGCCTTAAGGTCTGTATGTCGAACAGTACCTGGCTTAGCCTTGTTTAAATCAGCAAGTAATAACCTAGCCTTGTTGCCTGCTGCTACTGCTTTGTTATAGGCGCTAACGTATTTAGCATCATCTGAATAAGCCATTACATTAACTCCTTATAAGCATAGTATGAATCACGTGAATAAAAACTAAGAATAGACTTAAAGATTGCTCGGTTTGCTTCCGTTACATATAAGTCGCCTAACATTAACTCTTTCAAATTAGCCTCAATCTGTAACTTGCGCTCAGCCTTTAATTGCGTTCCGTTAACCACGTTCTTTAGTTGTGGGTCAGAAGCAAATGCAATAAACTCACGCATCATTTTGATGGCTAGTGCCATACGTTGGCGTGTTGCTGGATTAATGTCAACATTAGGATTTGTAATCATTTGTTCTACGCTATTCATTAATACTGCTTCATTGCCAATAGTATTACCACTACCAATAAGTGCTGAGTTAAGTAATGGATTACTAGACTTAAGCGCATTACGTTGTTCAGTTGCTGCCTTAATTACGTTAGCACGTAGTTCTGGGTCTGACATATTGGCTAGGATTTCTTTTTCCTGACGTGCAATGTCATAGTACTTCTGCTTGTCTTCTGCTACCTGTAAGTCTTTGTAGTACTTCTCAAGGCTTTTGCTCTTGACAAGTCCTGCTGATTGAATCCAGTTATATGTAGAAGCATTAAAGTCACCAATCTGTGGTGCAAAGATGTATGCTGCTTCACCGTATTGTTTTACAAGTTCGGCATTCTTAATGCCCCAGTCCTTTAACTTATCTGTATTTTTGATAAGAACCTTAGTCTGCTTATCCTCACGAGATACTGTGTAGATAAGTTTGCCTGGGTTAGTACCAATATATGTAGCAAGTGCTTCTTCATATGGGTCTGTAATGTCACCATCACTAGTAGCAATTACACCATTAAGAATGTCAAAGAACTCTGAACGTAGGCTAGTGATACCTGTATCCTTGATGTAATCAGGAACACCCACTGATTCCATAGTTCCAGGAGCAACAGGTGAAAACAGTCCCAAGAAGTGACGCATAAACAATACATTGTGTGCTGAGATACGGATGTTATCTAGGTACTTAGCCTTTTCTTCATCGGTAGCATTAGGGTCAATACCTACGCCATTTGCAGCATTGTAAGCAATTGCCTGCATTGCAGCAGTAGTCTCTTGACGAGACTTCTCATCAAATGGAAGCATGCCCCATACGCGTTGCAAAGAAGAAGGAACTACGGCACGTACAACATCTACGTTATCGCCAATGTTGCCTAGTGCAAATGTATCAATACTCTCACCTAGTTGCTGTGAGTATGGCTGCAATGTATCACCAATAAATGGAATCTTACCTGGCACTACACCTAGCAAGTTCTTAATAGCAATAACGCTCAATCCTGCAATAGGACCAGATAGTGTGGGAAGACCAGCATCTTGTGAGAATGATGGGTTAACCATACGTAGTTTAAATGTAAACTCACTAAACAATGGTTGGCTGTATCCAGTATTACCTGTTAGCGTACGAATTGCACCATCTGTTGCTTTAAAGATTACATTGTCCATAGGCATTACTACATATGGCTCACCAGTAGCATCATTATGGATGGCACCACTGGCTTCAATACCTACATTAGATAAACGTAGACGATACAGCGTACGTGGTGCAACATCTTTCATGCGATAGATACGGCGATAGAAGTCTTCAGTTGCACGATAGTAACGACCTACTGTGCGTAGACTAAATGAGAAGTTAGAACGAATCTTAGGGTTATCAGCAAACTTAAGAATAGTATCTGCTGCTTCACGCACCGCTAATTCAGTAAATCGTTTCTCTGCTATTTTCCGATACTTGTCTTCTACTTCATCGATTTGTTTTTTTGTAGCACCAGCAAAAGGACCCATTTCACGTGCTACTTGTTGACGTACAAACTCACGTTCAATGCCTGCATACTTCTTACGAAGTCCAGCATACGTAACCATAACTGCTGGTTGACGGAAGATACCTGTTACTTGTTCATCCATCCAGTCCATCATAGTATTACCTGCACGCTTAAATACAGACTCAATGTTAAAGTCACCAAATGCCAGTTCAGTATTAATAGGTCCGCTAATACGGAACCCTTTACTGGCCTCTTGAAACTCATCTAGTGAAATACGAGCAACTGCTGCGTTCCATGTAGGAATACGACCACTTTCAAGAGCCATCTTCTGTAATTCACGATAACTACTTTGAACTACTCCGAGTAGTGTGTCGTTAAACTTATTTGCATCTCCATGGAATGTTTCAAACATATCAGTAAACATACGGAACAACTGTCCACGTACAATTTGCTCGTCATCTAATCCCTTAGCACGGGCTTGTACTGTGTACATAGAACGCTCTAAGAATGCATTAACAGTTTTTTGGTCAGAAGCATCCTTGACAAGCCAAGTCTTAGTTAACTCATCAAACTTAAAGCCAATTTTAGTCATAGCAGCATCTAGCGCTAATTCCATCATTTCTTTACCAGTAGTAGGGTCAACTTCTCCTGGCTTTAATGCATTGTATCTAAAAAATATATCTGCTGGATTAAGAGTAACTTCATCGCTTAACTTTGCCGTGTTACCAGCAAGCATCTTAAACCATTTTTCAAAATGCGCTAAAGCAACTTCTTGTTCTGATAACATACCAGTATCAATTGTGCGTGTGCCCTTGCCCATCTTTATACCAAGGGCTTCAAAAGCCCTGTCAAGCATAGACGGCGTAATAACAGATGCGGCAACTTCATCACCATAACGACCAGCAATACCACTAGCAGCAACAATAGATGCAGCCATAGAGTTTAATGCATCGGGTGAGTGTACAAATCCTTGCATAAGATAGCCAGCAGTTTCTTTATCAATGTATTTACCATACATTTTAGAAATATGTTCTGAAATAGCCTGACGTTTTTCTAAACTAGAAAGTAATGCTGGGTCTGTACCTAGTTCAATAGCCTTAGCATTAATAATGTTTTCTCTGTCTATTAATGTTAATGCTTCTTCATGAGAATAACGTGGTTGCTTACCAGTTCGTATAACAGCATTAGGTTTAGGCACTAATTTTAATGCCGCTTGTACGCTTCTGCGTACTGGACCACTAGCAGATTTAGAACCTGTAGCAGCACGAGACATATTTCCTAAACGGAATCCTTGTAATGATGCAAAATGACGTATATCTTTAGTAGGTGCAGACAATAAATACATTGTTGCTTCATCAATTGCAGAACGCACACCTAAACGTGGGAACAAAGTTAAGATAGACCATGAATCAACTAACTTCTTTGAAAAGTTACCCTGTGTCGCACCACCTAATGCATTAATAATATTCTTTTTAGATTTAATTTCCCAGATAGTAGAACCAATTGCATCGTATGGCAGTGAACCAACAGCCCAAGTGCTTTGATATGGTTGAATTGGACCTTCTGTGTTGACAAAGAATCCAGTTTCAGACTCACGCACAGAGTTTGCTGGTGCAAACTTAGCATGCTCTGGGTTAATAGCAAGGTCTCTTTTAGTTGCAAAGCCTGCTTTATCACCATACTTGTCCTGAAGGGTTTTAATAATTAACTCTTCACCCTTAACACTGCCACCAAGACCCATTGAGTACATAGTTGCAGCATCTAAGTTGCGCAAAATAACAATCTGTTCATCAGCAGTTGACTCAAGGAATCGAACAGTTAATGCTTGTGCCATTTCTTTAGGCAGTAATTGACGTGCACGTGCTGTAAAGTTAGCAGATGTATCAATAGCATTAACACCAACTCGTACTTCTAGTCCTTGTGGAGAACGAGCAGCAAGTCGTCCGTAAGTCTTTAAATTTTTCCAACCTTTAATTTCTTCATTAGCCTTTAATACTACAGACATATCGGCATTAGGATTAATTAAACGCTGTAGTGCATCTTCAGTATTAAGAAGAGCAGCAGTAATTGGCGTTAGTGCTGCATCACGTTCTGCACCCGTTTTAGACATGTTATTAAACAGACTATCAAGTGAGCGAGTAATAGCATCAGAAAATAAACGATTCTGACGAGCAACTACCACGCCATTGCGCATGTAAGTTATGCCATCAACTCGACCAGCAAGTAATAGATTTAAATTACCTGCGTCTTCAAAAAATCTTTGTGCGCTTGGCGCATCAAATACTTTAGCCTCAGACAATACTTTAATTGCAGAAGGACTATTGTATCCTGGAAAATTTTTAGCAATCTCATCAATAGCAAATGATTTCTCACCTGGGTTCTTAGAATCTGCAACCTTTTTAATTGCAGGACCAATACCATCTTGCCATAGGTTAAATACCAATGGCTCTTTAAATGTAGTCTCAACGGCTCTTTCAATTGGAACGCCTTTATTAATTGCGTTAGTAAGTGAGTTAGTAATTCGCTCACCTTTAGTAATACCTTTACTAAGTCCACCTGTCATCCAAGTAAGTGGGTCTACTGCAATCTGATAAATAAAATCTAGTACGCCAGAAACATTTTTAGTAGTACCAGTAACACCACTTGAAGGTGGCTTGCGGTCAAGCATACGAGCAATGTCTCGTCCAGGTGAAACCTGTGCATACTTAACACCATCTAAAACTAGTTTAAATGCATCAGGGTCATCGTATGCTTTTTTAATTGACTTAAGTAATTCAGGGTCTACCTTACCAAAGTCTTGCACAATTTCACCAGGAGTCTTGCCGTAAAGTAAACCTTTAGCAACTTCAACATCATACTTACCAAAGTAATCTGTTGCTTCTTTTAATGCGCCTTGGTCGTATTGATTCTTACCATCCCATGCATCTATCCATGTCTTAGCAGAAAACAAATCTGCACCTTGTGCAACTTGACGAGCAACCTTGTAGGGCTCGTTAATTAAACGATTGTATTGTCCACCTAGTTTAAACAAACCAATAAGTGGCGAAGCCACTACCTTAGCAACTGTTTTAACAACACCCATAAAACGGTCAGTTGCATCTTCTGGTTCCTGCATGTATTCAGCATCTTTAAACATAAACTTTAACTGGTCTTGAATACCTGAATCTAAACTGTCAAACTCTTTACGCGCTCCATCAACACCAAGTTTATTAAGTTCACGATGCTTCTTAATACTGTAACTCATTTGCTCTACTTGGTTTTTTTCTACAGGACTTAAACCTGCAGATGTAGCAGCAGCATAAAGGTTAGGTGAAACTTCAGCGACAACAGGTTTAATGTACTGAGGCATTAGTACCCTTTGTCAAGTAATTGTCTATAAATTAATTCTGCATCACCTGATGGGTCAAACTGTGTAAGACGCTTTAATGTATCAGTTAATGATGGTGCGTAGTTAGGAAGGTCACGCATTAACTCTGTACCACCACCATCACCCATATTAATACCACTAGTAACGGCCTCATTAGGACGTTCGGTAGGAGCAGTTAGTGGAGTAAAATTAAATCCTGGAATGTTAGTACCAGCAAGTGGTGCTCCACTTTGTTGCGCAGCAATAGCACCGTTTTCACCATAAGTAAAACCTGTATAGTCTTGCTGTGGTTGTGTCATACCTTCGGTAGCACCACCATCTGTACGCGCTGAAAGCGCACCAGGACCTGATACAGGTGCTGGATTATTAGGCTGACGATAACCTCCACGTGCCATTATTCGTCCTCCTCATCTTCTATGTGTTTTCTAATATCTTCAATTGATACGCCTTGCATCCATTCAGGATACGCTTGCTTTGCAGAAAGAATATACAAAGAATTATCTACTGTAAATCCTGCTCTGCGTAATGATTTAAAAAATTCATGCAGTTCAATTGCATACTGGTCTAACTTTGAGTAACCTTCATCAGCAACTGTTTTAACTTTTGTAGTTCTCTTGCGAGGTGTTGCCATGGCTTACTCCTTAAATTGCTTGTTCCCTAGTTGTTCGTACTGCACTTCGTCCTTGACCTTCACCTGTCATAGTGCTAAGTATTGTTTGTAAATCTGGTCTTCCCTGTGGTAGTTGTATTGGAGAACCTCCTGCTGGCGGACCAGCGGGAGCAGGGGACATTTGCTCAACCGTATTAGTTGGTTCACCAGCAGGAGGAACCTGTTGCTGCGGAGCAAAGGTTGCTTCTATTGCATCTTCTAATGCTTGTCCCTTTTGACGAGCCTTTATTACCGCAGCAATCTTACGAACAACATCTGAAGCATCCTGACCTTGAGTAGCCATCTGTGGAATTGCTTGTGTGTATGCCGTAAGTGAACCAAGTAGCGCAGAGCGCATATCTTCAATTTCAATCTTTTCTAATTCTTGTGTTACGTTAACCGTAAATGGCAGTTCTCTCATAGCCATATCTCGGCTGATGAGTTTTCCTCCAAGTGCTTGAAGCATAAAGATAAGACCTTGTGCTGGATTAAGACCAGCAAGCATGCCATAACGGACATCAGCAGAATAATCGCCCTTGATGTCTTTAGTTGGCTTGTATGTAACTTCATAAGGTGAACCCGAATCTACTCCACGAATTGTCTTTTCTTCTGGGTAAATCATTTCATCTACATTAAAGCAAAGACTAATAATGTCCCTAAGTGTTGCAGCAAAGATTGCTTGCGCAGATTTAACCTGTGTATCAAAGGCTCCCATAAGAGCCTGTACTCCTTGACCAGTAACAATAGAGGCATCTATGTTTCCAGTACGAGATTCAGGGTATCGTGTACCAACACGCAGTTCTTGATTAAGAATGTTCTGTTCAGTAAATGCACCTTGTGGAAGAGTAAGTTCTACACGGCGAACACCTGCTGGGTTGGCTGTACGAATAACAGCATCTCCACCAAGTTGTAGTTCTTGTACATCTTGCGGTAGAACAATTGGTGCCTGTACTGACTTCTCTGCTGCTTCCATTGCAAGTAATGCAAATCGGTTGCGCAGTAATTGAATACCAAGTACGTCATCAAACTGTCCACGCATTTCACCATCAATAGATGGCTTACGTGCTACGACAACCATCATCTTACCAAGTGGATTAGCAGCCTGAGAAAGAACTAGATTATCTCTACGTGGGACATAAATTATAGATTGGTCTTTATCGTAATAACGAATCATTTCAATCTGTGTATTAAGGTCTTGGTCGTAACCATTTGGTCCAAGTAATTTTCTATCATACTCTGGGAACTGAGATACTAGTTCACCAAGTGTCATAGAGTAACGCTTAGCAAATGCCACACAACGTCCATAGCGGTCAAACTCTGGGTAAGCCCCAATAGGATTTTCTATGCGGATACGTGGCAGTTTTGCTTCTTCGTCTAATTCAATAATGAAAGGGACGAATCCATATGTTAGGTACCAGTCAGCACCTGAGTACATCTGTACTGCTAGGTCTGAGTGTTGGAAGTAGTTAGAGGCAATACGAGTACGCTTGTCGGCAAAACTACGCGCTCTATCAGATACTTGATTGGCTGCAGAGCAGTTAACCGCTGGAAGCGGAGCCATAACTTCTGATAGGTCACGAGCAACAATGTCAATAAAGTTTGCTACTACGTTAGCGTCAACACCTTCTGGAAAGAAGTTAGGATATACCTGAGCAATCTTTCCTTTACGGACAGCAAGTACATCTAGGTTACGCGCATCACGTTCGTGATTGCGGTAACGCAGGGAGTCAACCCGTGCTGTTACCTGCTCTATTGTTAATGCCATTGTTTTCCTAACGGTTAATTAAAAAATTACTTATTTAAATTACGGCGGCGTGCTGCTTCAGCAGTAGGAGTTTGAGTCTTTCCTTTTGCAGAATTTGCCAGTGCTTTGTTTTTTGCTGCACGCAATGCTGTTGCTTTATCATTTAACATTTTTTGCGCTGGACTAATTTTTTTAGCAGAACTTTCACTGCGAGCCTCTTGCATTGCAATCTTTTTTGCCTCTGTAATAAAACTTCCTTTAGGACCTTTTTTTAATGCAGCAGCAACAGTTGGTGGCGTTGGTCTACGGTCCATAGCAATATAACCTGTTTGTTGTTTAATTTGAGTTACAAGTTTTTTGTTTCCCTTAGACAATGGTTTATTAGCAGCCTTTAGTCCACGTGCATTTGCTGCTGTTGCTTTAGCCGCTTTTTTTGCTGCTGCTTGCGCTACCTTCTTTGCTGCAAGACGGGCAGCAACTGCTGCTGCTCCTGCTGCTATAATTGGTACTGGCATCTGTTTTCCTTATCCGAAGTTTTCTTGCCACTGCTCTGCAAACATCTCATCGAGATTAACTGCAAGGCGTTGGTTCATCTGAGCACGAGTTGCCCATCTGTTGTTTGCGTATTGCGATGTTCGGCTATTAGATTGCATTAGTTCGCGGATGCGAATAACAGCAAACCATAAAGCCATGACGGTATCGGTCTTACCTCTAGTCTCTGGCTTCCACGTTAGTAGTTGCTGAGTTAAGGCTTTGATACCTTCAGAACCTTCAGATGAAGGTAGTTCTAATATGTTGTTTTTCTGGAACTTCTCTTCGCGGACTGTGCCAAAGAGGTTAGACATTGACGCAACGCCAAAAGAAGTGTCCCATTTATTTTTCCCTGTGAAGTGAGCATCAAGGCGTACGCCGTATCCAGCGAGCCACCCGCGTAGTTCTTCGTCAAGGGAATAGGCTTTTTGGTGGGCGTTGATTTCAACGCGGAACTCTTGTGGCTTGTACCTGATAACCAGTTCTTCAATTGTCGCCCGAATCTTTTGTGGTGTTGGTTCTTCCATGTTGACACAATCCAACACGTAAATCTTTCCATCTGCTCTGTTGTATGCAACTACAACGAATGCAGCATTACCTGCCATAGCAGGGTCAAATCCAATTACAGTATGTAAACCCTCAACCTGAGGTGGATGTCCAGCAGCACCAGCCTTTAGCGGTCCTCGCTTGCGCATCCCATTGGTCGCTCCTTGCACGAGTGCAGGCGGGAATATGGAGTCTTCTTGGATGTCTTCTTGCTGGTATACCAAAGCCCATGTCGAAGGTGTAACTTCGCTGCGTCTCTTGAAGAGTGCTGGCCCATCCCATTTAGGGAAGAACCCGTTTTCTTTAGGTGTATCAGAATCGCCATCCCAGGCAACATCTGATTCAGGCCAGAGCGTAGTCCAATTTTCCGTCTTCTCCGCATAGTCAAGTACAGCAGGCATACCCATATAAGTAAACGGAGTCCTACCACCAGACCAATGCTTAGGATTACGAAGTTCTTTATAAAGGTCATTTGCGGCAATCCGTGTCCCTACAACTAGTAGTTTACCATTCTTGCCCAGACGGGTAATAACTTCTTTCTGCAACCAGTCCATCTGCTTATCCCACTCGTGGGCATTGGCAGTAGTGATGCAGTCGTCAAGAATGATGAGGTCGGCACGGGCACCGTAAATCTGACCGCCCATACCTAGCGCCTGAAGGGTTGGGTCCTTCTCGCTAGAGTTACGCGCATCGCCCCCAAGGTAGACAGTATCGGTACGCCAAGTATCAGCGTCTTGTTTCCAACCGCCCTCAGGACCATAAGCGGTCTGCAGTTTGAGCCAGCGGGGATGTGACAATCGTTGCTTGATAGCATATACGAACTCGCGTGCCTTATTCAATGTCTTCGATACCACGATGATGCGGATGTTAGGATTGAGAGCGATGCGGTAAGTCGGGTAGTTCACGGTAATGACCGTGGATTTAGCGTGCTCAGGTGGCACGTTCACCAGCAGGCGGTTGTTCTCACCTGGCTCATAAATCATATTGGGGTGAAGCCATGAAGGCTCGCGTCCCTCCAGTAGGTCTACCCAGTCTTGATGATGGGGAAAGACCGTTTGGTCAAAAAACATCTTAGAGAAGTCAGCAAATGGGATAGATTCCTTCTCAACGCCCATGGCGGTGAAGGATTGCTTTGAGCCTTCTTCTTTGGCTTCTTCCAAGGCACGGGCAAACTCAGGGTCTCGGTTCATCCATTGGCGGACCGTATCTGGTTTCTTACCCGCCGCAACCATAGCGGCTTGGACAGATACACCTGCCCTGACCCTAGCAATAACATCTGCCTTGGCTTGGGTTACCCCTTTGGTTAGGTGGTGTTCGGCACCCTTTTGGAATCCTTTGTGCGCTGGTGTTGCCACGTTTATCTCCTTTGTGGCAGAGTCCCCCCGCCATACAGATGTATGTTTGTACAGTATACTGTAACAGAGTGAAGAACTCTCTAAAAAGAGTTCTGAACTATTTTACTCTCTATATATACTTAATCCGTTCAAACAGGTAAAACGAACGATTTATTCTAAATTATTTTATTACTTAATAGAAACAGTTAAATAACAGTCTATCTACCCCCCTGTAACTATATACAGAAATATTTTTAGGTAGAGATACAGTATATACTATTGGCTTAGATTAATACTATGGGGGTCATAGATAGAACAGAGACAGTTACTGTACAAGCAGAGTACATACTGGTGGCTGTATGACTGTAGACTGTCTGCCTGTCTATTCCTAGGGGGCTATGTATAGTCTATCTATTTTAAAATAGATATACTCCAGCATGTGTGACTGTATCCTACGCTGTCACGCTTGCTCTGGTCTTACCAGTCCAGCCACACTCGTGTGCTAAGGCTAAAGCCTTTGCGTCCTCGTGTCTCAGTTCGTCTGCATCTACATTCGGTCTGCCCTCGCTTCTTGTGCGAGATGCATGGCAAATGCTTATCCAGCCTGCCAGCCCATCATGCTGTTGACTGAGCGGGACTGAGGCCCCGCCCTTGCCTATCGTGTAGGGGCTGAGAGCACCGCCTGCGTGCGGTATCCCCTCTCATGTCGGCTCATTTCATCCGTGCTGGTTCTGTCCGTCCTAGGCATGTCATGCCATGACAACCTAAACGCTTTAACTGCGTAGTTAAGCGTTCCGCCTACCATGTGTCTGCGATTACCTGCAATCTGGCAGAGAACCTGCCTTGTGTCAACGACCACGCGACCCCAAGGGGCCCCCGCGTGGCTTATGACACTGCACCAGAACCCCCGCCCTCATGCTGTCCATCGCCACACAAGGTGGCGAAACAACTACACAGTGAAAGCAGGTTATCATGTCACAACATGGCATTTCCTATGACGGCGCAGAACTAGCGCACGTTGAAACTCGCACCGCCAAGAGCGGGAACACCTACGCAAACGGTATCCTAATCCTACGCGATGAGAGCGGCAAGTTCGAAGCCTCACTCCGTTTCCGCTCATTCAACGCAGTTGATGTTCTGTCTGGTCTGGAGAAGCAGTACTTTGCCAAGCAATCTCCTAGCACCGAAGCATCGGGTGGCGACCTTCACTTCGATGCAGGCGAAAGCACTGAGACACGCGAACGCACAGTCGCTGAAGCGACTGCACGCCCACGAGTCAATGTGGCTGGCTGGCTTAAGACCAGCAAGGTAGGCGAGAAATGGGATACAGTCTTCATGCTAGAGTCTGTATCTATTAAATAGATAGACTAAAACCCCCTAGAAATAGGGGGTTTTTTTCTGTCTATCGTAAGTGTATGGCTGAGGTTAGGGATTACCGTAGCCTCAGCGGAGAACTACAATTCTATCAAATTACTATAACAAAGGAGAAAGTAAATGAATAAAGAAAGAATACCAACACAAGTGTTCCGCTTTGCAGTAACTAACTACTATGAAGTAGAACACTATAACGCTACTAATGCATTCAAAATACTAAAAGATAATATAGAACATCCTTGGGCTTTTGTTGGTGGTGAAGGATTAAATACTACAGATGAAATAGATTTAGGAAGAATAAATCTATCTGAACAAGACAGACTTATGAAAAGGTATACAACTCGTAGAGATTTTGAAGATGCTTTGAAGTTCCATGGTGGAAAAGTATTGCATCATCGAGCAACAGTACGAGTTAAAGCCAAAGTAATTACAGAAAATAGAAAGAGTTATCGTTGGAATAGATGGAATACTAGTGCCGTATCCTCTATTAAATACCTAGGCATAAAAGAAAACAAAGGAGAATAAAGTGAGCGAACAATCTAATGGTATAAGTATTACCAACCAATGCTATAACTGTATGCAATTAGATACGCTATGTGTAGACTGTCAAGACTTGGCTGATGCTAGGGCTGCTGATATAGCGCACAGTATAGTAGATGAAGGAAACCTACAATACAAACATCAATGGATGATTGTTACTGAACCAAGTGGGCATGACTGGACTGACCGAGATGGTGAGTTCAAACTGCCAGTAGTTATGCTACAAGATGGTGGTGTATTAGATAATGCTTGGGAGTTAGATAATTATATGCAGTCCAAACGTGAGGTTAAATGTCCTTGGTGTAACTTGCTTACGCCTAAGGTCTTCCCTGATTGTCAGGACTGTGACCGCCCATTAGAAAGCAATGTGCGATGAAACTATTAGATATAATTAATACTGATTCTCGTAATGC